CTCAGCCATTTCAATCATCCATTTTGGAGTATCATCTCTTATATCGCCGTTCCAATTACAAATCCATGCTCCTGTCTTTTTCATTTCCTTGACAGTTTCTATTTGGATAATGTTAGCTGATTGTATTTGCATGAATATAATATCAGGCTTAAATGCTTTAGCCATTGCAATAGCTTTTCTATTTACCTCTTTGTCTCCTGTGCTTAACTCTATGTAATCGCTTGAGTTAGCTAAAAATGCTTTGCGCATTGAATCAAAAGGAGGAGGACCAACGCATAAACCTAAATGGAATATTCTCATAATTGTTAAGTTATAGGTTTACTTTTTAAATTCTTTTGTCAAGTTATAGGTTTATTATTTCTTGTTTAACTTCATCCCAAAAATTAATATTGTCCATTATTCTTTTATGTTCAATATATAAAATATCAAATTCATACCCATTTAATATCTCATCAACTGCTATTAATGCACAGCTTTTAGCAAATGGATTAGAAAATTTCATTATCAAATCTTCTGCTTTTTCTTTTGGTGTCATATTTTTCTAATGTTATCCCAATCTTTTATAAACTCTAATATTGATGGGTAATTTATTCGACCTGCTCCACACTTCCTGCGGACATGAATCCATCCATTTATAACCCCAATTCTGATTTCATACTCTTTGTGTTTGTATAATCCCTCCTGACCTATAAAATTGGCTTTGAACATAAAGCAAAGGTAATTATTTATATAACATAATGAAATAAAAAAAACCTGCCAAATTAATGACAGGCTTTTCATCCTTACACTTATTAACCAAAAAAATTAGCTAGGATTAGCGTTAAGTGAACCAGTTACGAATGCATCTGTGTAGTATATTGGTAAAGCAATACGACCTTCAACACGAACTGTGATTTTGTTCTCACGAACGTTTGTACCATCTTCTTCGAAGAATCTAACAATTGGATTCTCACGTACAAATAGTTGCGCACCTTTTGACCAGTCACCAACTAAATACTTAGAATCGCTCATTGCAGTAGACTTGAAGATTGGAACTCCTGAGATAAACATTTGACCATTTACTAAGTCAACTGCAACTCCACCCGGAAGAGTGTAGTCATTGGTAGTTCCTCTAGTAAGCATCAAAGCATAGAACTGCTCAGGACTAACAAGAATACCATTTGCAGAGTGATTGTTTGACTCAATTTGTGCAACTGAATCTAATAACTTCTCAACCTGAATGGTACGGAAACCTGTGTATGCCTCAGCATTAGTAATCAAACCGCCTAGATTTGGAGAAACACCAGATCCGTTAAGTAATTGATTATCTTCAGCATCAAGATACTGCTCTAACAAACGGCTTTGAAGATAAGATCTCATTGCTGAAATATCATCTAATGCCTTGCGAGTAATACGAAGGTAACCTGCGATGAATTCACTTGGTGCAACCTCTTCTGTCAAATCGTAATCAATTTGAGATTTAGTTCCTGAATTATCTTCCCATGAAGCAACTGATCCCTCAGAACCTGTTTCTTGCAAGTAGTGAATTGCAGAAGTGTTCATAACTCCTGTTGGAAGTAATGCTCTGATGTGCAACTTACGAGGAGCAGCAGGAATGATTCCTGGTAACATCTGAACGTTAGCAGCAGCTAAGTCAGTAATGTTAGCCAATGACATATCACCTACAGTCTTCAATTCCATTGCAAACTGCTTTATTTCTTTTCTACGGAATTTCTCTAAGTTATCAGAGTTCTCATCCATTGCAGTAGCAAATGCCTTGTTGAAAGATACTGGCTCTTTGCTTTGTGCATCCATTTTGATTCTGTTGTTTTCTGATTTGGCTTCAAGCAATGCTTTGTCCATTTCGTCAATACGAACATTTGCAGATTTTACTGCATCTTCTAATTTTGCATCAACTGCTTTAGTAGCTTCGCTGATTGCGTTTGAGATGATGGTCTTTGCCTCATCTAGTGTTTTAGCTTTGTTTGCATCTAGCAACTCCTGAGCCTTTAATTCTAAATTGTCCATTTTTTAGTTTTGTAAAACGTTAATTAAACTTGTTAATATATTCGGCTCATCTTTTACTGGAGTGACTATTGTCGGCTCTGCTTCCGATAGTGAATTTTTACCTAAATTGAATGCCTCTAATTGGAATTGCTTTAATGCTATTTCCAATCTACCAAAGCCTTCATCTGTCAAGCTACCATCTTTTAGTAGCTTAATCATTTTTGCAACCTGATCATTAATCTCTGCCATTGTCAAAGACTTGAATCCTGTGAATGGAGTCTGAGGATTAGCACCCAAAGTTACATTTGATCCTTCGTATAATTTAATCTCTTTGATCATGCGAATCCCTGTCTTTTGATCGTAGTCTGATTTTATAGTTGAAAAACCAATCGAATGCTGAACTACAATTCCCTCAGCGTAAAGAATCATTGCATCTCTGCCGTATGATGTAGGTGCTATTTTACTTTCAAAGTATATACCTCTCTCCTGAGCCTCTAAAACCATAGGCTTACCATGCGGTTGCGCGTAGTTATGCTGATTTAAAAAGAATATCTCATTTGATCCCATAGGACCACGCTCTGCGATTGTTTTAGTTGCTGCACCGGGCATGATAATATCATCATCATAATCCTCATTGCCAAAACTTGCAAAGTAGCCTGTAACTGTCATCCTTTCGGAGTCCATGTCCTTTATCTCGGCATTGTAGTTCTTAAATTCTAATAATCCTTTCATCTTTACAAATATATTAATTTTTTAAATATCAAAATTATTCAGCATCTATCTGTTTTAATTTTCTAATTGCCCATTCAACTCCTGCCGTTCCACCCCATGCATCCCACATCAAACCACCGCAACCCTCTGTATAAGGAACATCGGCATGTTGCTGATGTCTTTTAAATGATGCCATTCTAGCGATTGTATCTCTAGACAAAGGTTCTCTATTAGCTAACTGCCTTGCTCTAGCTTTGCCAACTGGTGTACCGCATTCGCCCCATCCGTTTTCTTCTGCCCATTTTAAAGCACGTTTAGCATTATTTACCGCAGCATCTGGATAATCAGTATATGTTTTAGCTTTTAAGTCTTTTAAGTATGGAGGAGTTCTAGGCTTTAGTATTGGCAAACCATCTGAGTCCAATGTTGCTTCTGTAGCCATAACGCAACGGCAATTTACAACCTCAGCAGCTGGTGCCGATGGATCACCCGGATACATCATTGGAGTGATTCCAACTATAAAAGGTTGATTTATTTCAATAGGCTCCTGAGTCATTAATAAATGTGTTCTCCTAGTCCGTTTATCCTTTGTGTTAATCCAAAACTTTTTAACCTCGTAATCAGAACTTTGCGCACCTAAATTAATGCCATGATTCGCAGCTTTAGTTGATTCAGTACGTGCAATTACTAATGACCTTGCTCTGTTAAATGCAGGATCGTTTAAAGTTTCCTCAAATAACTTTGCTTGTTCTCTACGTGATAAATTCAGTCCTAATATGTTGTTTAACAAATTATTTATTTTATCTTTTGTTGTTTGGTCTATTCCTTGTACAGTAGTACCTCCAACTAATCTAAAAAACTCAACCATCTCAATATACCATTGAGGATTGAAGAAATCTGTAATAAAATCTTTTCGTGTTTTTGGTACTGAATTACGTATCCAGTCATAAGAGAATGTCGCAGCTGATACGCCAACCTTTGTATAGATTTTTTCTAATCCATCATATAAAGGTTTTTGATTTACTAGGAACTGAATGTAAACCTGTAGGTCATCAAAGTTATCTTCATTCACAAAATCAGCAACTGCCGATGTCTGCTCATCTAATGCCTTCTTAATGATAGGATAAGCATAAGCCTCATACTCTTTATGTAGCTTTAAATAGGTTTTGTGGTATTTAACACTACTTGCCATTTATGGTTGCATTGTTATATGCCTGATCTAAAGACAACTCCTCAATAGGTACTAAGTTAGCAGGAACGTAAATGTTCTGCATTTCTGGAGTGCTAATCTTATCATAACCTTGAGCAATACGTTTCTCATCAGGAGTTATCCAATATGAGTTAGCTAACCAATCTGTTAGCTTTGCCATATCCTCCTGCATTTCAGGATAACTACTAAAGTCAAAATCAAAGTAGTATTTCTTTCCGTATGCTTTAGCGTATGGCTCACAAACAAACTTGTTTATAGCATCTCTAATCTTGCGAGATAATGGAGCGGTTGCGTTATAGATTAACTGCTTTGATGCCCAACCCATGTTATTATCTGTGGAGGCTGATTCGCTTCCTGAGAATTGTATAGGAACATGAAAAGCAGTAAATATCTTTCGAGTATCTATGTTAAGCGATTCTATTAATTGTAAGTCAGTAGATGGCATTCCTATCTGAGTCCATTTTAAAGGACCTGAACTCGGGAATATTCTGTCCATTAAAGTCTCGCCACGCTTTGCATCAACTATCTTTTCTTTTAACAGATTCATCTGATCTTTAGTCAGATTAGCACCATTGCCATCAGGTGAAACAAAACCAAATGCTCCTCCATTACGTATCTGCTTTAATAATTCGTTATCGCCCTCATTCTCTTTTAATACGTTTCTGTAAATAGCTTTGATAGGTGACTGTCCGTATAATTGCGCTCCTGTTAAAGTAAAGTCAGGATTAAATGATTTAAAGTGAACAACCTGATTAGCAGGTAAAGGCACTTCCTCAATATAAATAGATGTCAAAGAATATCCTTTGATAGGCTCAAACATACCACCTGAGATAATCTCAATCCATTGACTAGGTAAGCAGTATAGTTGTGACCATATTTGTTTCTCAGTCATCACATTATCCTTACCATTCCCAAAAATATAACCATCGCCTGTACATAGGTAAAACCCTGCAAGATCAGTCATCCATTCTTCATAAGTCTGTAAAGGATTTGGCTTTGCTAATAAATCAAGTATAGGATTGTTTTCTACCTGATTAAACATCTGCTCTTTAAGTTGTAATGTTCTCATCTTAGCAGATGCACCCTCAGCCATTGACATATTCTCATATATCTTTAAATCCTTTTTAGTTACGCCCTCTTTGACTTCATAAAGACAATAAGCACATTCCGCAACCTTTTTACTTATAATATCAATGCAAGTGTAAACATCAGCGTTCTTTTGGAATCCCTCTTCAACAAACTTAATCTTATCTGAAAAATCAACTATAACCTGATTATTGCCAATCCATCCAAATACGTTCTGATTGTAAAGGTTAGCAGTTATGCTTTGCTGCAATCCGGGCATCAAAGACTGTAATTGATTTTGGGCTGCCTTTTCAATATCAGCCTTAAAGAATTTTTGTAGTATGCCCATAATTACCATTCAAATGAATATTCCTGTACAAATTTAGATGCCAACTTATTTAATGCCACGTATCTCAAAGGATCTATGAGGTGATTAAAGGCATCAATCGGCTCATTTAACATTTTGCCTGTTTTATCTTTTTTCCAAATATATGAATAAAGTTCCTTTTTTAGATTATGGCTATTTGCCGTAACATTTATCTTATATCTTTTAAGAATGTCTATGCCTTGCTTAATCGAGTCTGGTCCTTTAATTGCTCCATGAATGTTAAAACCTTCAGCATAAATCTCTTGTATAGACTTTGGCTCTGCACTATCTGCTATTATTTCTTGCTCTGGACTTACCTTAAAATCTCTTAGCTTTTGGCAAATATCCATATTAGTTAGCCTAGTTTCATAGCACATCTCATTTACCCACAACTCGCCTTCAGACTTATAAACCTCTATAATCCCTGTCGGATCATTGGTAAATCCAAAGTCAATGCCATAACTTATTAACTCAGCATCATCTGGTATTGCCTCACATATTGCCCAGTTCCTAAAGATAACGCCTTCAATCTTGCCTGTTAAACCTCTAGCATATACATTCCATAATTCCTGATCTAATTCTTTTATAGCTTCTATTCTTTGATGATCTTCCTCTGATAGGAATGGATTATGCCGATGGTCTGAGATGATTAATTTTGTATCTGGCTGACCAATCAGCTTAGTATGTGCCCAGAACTCATTAGTAGGATTGTAGTCAATGTATATTTTATTCTTTGTCCTGATTGCTAACTGCCAGTAAATCTGGTAGCTTATACCATTAGCCTCATTCACAAAAAGGTAGTCACGCTTACCATTCTTTGCTGACTGCTCATTCTCAAATGAAACAAACTCAATAAGTGAGCCGTTCTTAAAATAGATTATCCGTTCAGTCTTATTCCAAAACTTTAACTGTGATTGTAGGTATTTGTTATCTGCAAAGATATTCTCAGCATCTCTGTATGCACCTTTACGCAAGTTAGGTAAAGACTCACCGGCTACTGTTATAACTGACCTAGCCTCATTAACTGCATTATAAAATAGCAGTTGCATGATTGAATAGGTTTTACTTGACGCAGTACCTCCCTGATTTATTAGGACTTTTTCTTTAGCCTCATAATTCTCATAAAATACTGGACTGCAATTAAACATCTATTTCATTTTCACTATGTGACAAAGGAGGCGCAGTATTGTAAATGATAGGACCAGGTATTCTAAAGTTTAAATCCCCATCAACCGAAACCTCTTGCTTTGGTTTGCTCCAACGATATTCCATAAACATTTTAAGTGCTGACATATCTCCATCCTCTAACTTATCATTTAATAATTTTAACGCTAAATCATCCATTGGAGATAATCTTGCAATTAATGCTAACTCTTCAGATTTAGGTTTTCTACCTGCATTTTCTCTTGATCCGCCTCTTGTTTCCATTTTGAAATAATTTGATTATTCAAAAGCAAAGGTATTAAATTAATAGAATACTCTTTAATCCCATAATGTTCCTAACAATTCCTCTATTCCATTTTTTAACTGATCTGGTTGCTCTGTGTTCTTTTCTAATATCCTGAATGCATTACGTGACGCTCCTTTTAACTTCATTAGCTTATCGTTTAGTTTTCCAAACTCTGGTTTGCCCTTTACCTCCAGGCAAACAATTTCTAAATTCTCTATTAATAGTTGGCTGAGTATGTAACTCATTGCCATACTTTTCTCTGCAACTGTCATTTTAATTACTAATTATTCATTATTTTTTGGTTTCTATTTAACATAATGTAAGGATTTTAGCCTTTTTTTATCCATTTTTTGGTCCTAACCTTACTACTTTTAGCAAAAGGTAGTAGGGTTGATTTTGTAAAAAGTGCATTTAAAGCTATTTAAACGCAATAGGTAGTAAGGTAGTAACTAGAAAATGTAATTTTGTAAACCCTCTGTAAATATATATGTACACATATTATCACTTCATATATTATATAAAATATAGTTACTACCTTACTACCTTACTACTTTTATGGCTTTAAGTATATTTAAACGCAGATAGTAAGGTTGCTTAATAAAATCCTATACCTTACTACCTTACTACCTAAAAAACATCGTGATTATAGCCATTAGTATGCACCTGGTTAGTGTTTATTGT